AGCTATTGATAGACTTATGAATAATACTACAGACTTACCTAATGCTCCAGTATCTGAACCAGTAAGACCTTCTCCTGAAGCTATTGATAGACTTATGAATAATACTACAGACTTACCTAATGCTCCAGTATCTGAACCAGTAAGACCTTCTCCTGAAGCTATTGATAGGATTATGAATGGTGTTACTTCAAGACCTTCTCCTGAAGTTATTGATAGGATTATGAATAACATTACAGACTTACTTAATACTCCAGTATCTGAACCAGTAAGACCTTCTCCTGAAGCTATTGATAGGATTATGGGAAAGTCTAGCAAATCTATTAAAAAGCAGTCTATTGCTAGAAGGATTGGTAACTTCTTTATTCCTGAAGCTGCTGCTGCAACTAATCCTAGTGTCTATACCGACCCTAGAATAGAGGCACCCCTCTCCTTGATTGCAATGGAAGAAAGTAGGGGCTCCTACAATGCAGTTAACAGAGGAACTAAAGGTAACTCTATAGTTGGTTCTGATCTGAATGCTACTAGACTGGGTAAACCTCTTACTGAGCTAACTGTTGGTGAGGTTATGGACTTACAGGCTATTAAAGACCCTGATAATCCTGATAGAATCTTTGCTTTTGGTAAGTATCAGGCAATTCCAGATACATTTAAGCAGTGGGTTACCTCTAAAAATATCCCAGAGAGTACAGTTATGGGTGAAGAAGCACAAGAAGCTCTTGGTGAGTGGCTCTTACTAGAGAAAAGACCTAATGTAAAGAAGATTCTAGAGTCAGATACCACTAATGAAGAGAAGATTAAAGCTCTTAGGTTAGAGTATGCTAAGGAGTGGGCAAGTTTGCCTGTTCCTGAAGGTATCCCAAATAAGAAAGCAGGAGAATCCTACTATGGTTCTGGTAATAAAGCAAAGATTGCTTCAGCAGAAGTAGATGCTGCCTTAGCTGCTTGGTTAGGTGTTGAAGAAGAAAATGTAGAGAAACCAATTAGTCCAGCTATTGAGAGACTATTAAAAAGAACACCTAAAGACTTACTAAATCAGGAAGAGTGGATTAGAGTTCTCATTGATTTAGTACCTGAGAAAGAAGATGCTATTAGAGCTAGGCTGAAGGGTATATACTAATGACTAGTGAATGGTTAGATCAACATAATCAACAAAGATTAGATGATAATAGTAAGGAACTTGCTAGACATTCTGAAAGATTAGACAGAATTGATGCTACTCTACAGACTATCGCACATGATGTTAAAGTAAATAAGAGTACAGCCTTAGAGATTAAGAAACTTCTTTGGTTATCTAGGTGGATTCTTAAAGCGATAGCAGTCTTGATTGGGTTTGGTCTCTTCCTAGTAGGTAAGATTCCTTTTAGTGATGTTACATCTTTTATAAATGTTATGAGGTAAGAAAATGGGAACTATAGGTGATAATCAATTAAATAGTTTCTCTGGTACTGGTACTATTGGAGATAGAATCTTAAAGAACTTAAGAGTTACTACTGGGTTACAAGGAACTTTAGATGATATTGGTGGCTCTTTGGGACTTACACAAACTGTAACCTCATTTACTGCACAGTCTTTGTATGAAGGCCAGACTATTCTTTCAGTTGACCTTACTAGCTTCTTCAGTAATGGTGCAGATGGATTTGCTGTAACATCTGGAGCTTTACCTAGTGGTATTACTATTAGTGGTACTACACTAGTAGGTTCTCCTTCTGCTTCTGGCTCTTTTAGTGCCGAGATTACAGGGACCAATAGTGGTGACTCCTCTACACAGGCTAATACTTTTGACTTTACTGTAAGTGACTGGTTCTCTTCTGCTTCTGTAGCTTGGGGCCCATCTTCTGCTGATGTTAGTAGTGGTGCTGTGACTACATTCTCTAGTTTAACTAGTACTTCTGAGACACTAACGTATAGAGCAGGTAATGGTAAGGCTACTATTAGTTCAGGTGTCGTAAGTTTTACTGAAGCCAATGAACCAGCATATACTTCTGCTGTAGGTTCCTCCCAATTAGGAGGTGGCAACTCTTTTGGACAAATCTGGTCTGGCTATACTACTTCTTCTAGTGCTAATTTCTTCACTTTTCCTATACTAAGAGGTACCTCTTCAGTTGGAGCAGACTATCTTAGATTTGACTTTGATGCTAATTCTTTACAGGTCGATCCTCTCTTAAAAGGTACATCTTATAGGGCAGGTAGAGATGCTGATGAAACTGATGTTTTGTCACAGAATGATAAGGCAGCAATTGCTCAATGGGTTGATGGTGATGAGTGGTGGGCATTCTACCAAGGCTTACCTATTCTCTATGATAGGACTGATGCAACTGGTACTGTCTTAGCTGACCCTATCTCTGATAATCAAACAGCTATCATTGGTCATGTAAATCCTACAAGTGGTAGAGCTTTCACTGGTGAATTTTATGGTGCTGCTGAGTTAAGAGAAGCAGATTCCCCTACACCTACTGACTTTGCTACTACTGCTGGTGCTATCTCAGGCCTATCAGGTAATTATGTAACTAGACCTGGAGTTTGTCTTGTAAGTATCGGCAATAGTATACAAGCTGGTTCTATCCCAAGTCATTGGACTAGTTCTCCTGAAACTGTTGATGTAACAAGAGGATTCTCTGTTTATGACTTAACTACAGATAATACTCAATACTTCTCATATGACATAAGAGGCCCTATTAGTCACTATCGTGCAGAAGACTGGGCAACCACTACTGCTTATGTAAGGGGTGACTTTAGCTTTGAAGCTGGTCAGACCTACTATTGTTTACAGGACCATACGAGTGGGACATTTGCTACTGATTTAGCAGCTAATAAGTGGATTGCTATCACAGGTAGAAATTCTAATCTAGGTGGTTGGGGTGCTTCTAATGGTTTTAGAGGTGCTATACCAGCCGGTTCTTCTGCTGCTCCCTTAAACCAAGAAGACAATAATATTGCAAAGGCTGATCCTAATGTTTACCTACTCAATAGAGTTGTAAGTGACTCAGAAGCCTTTGTTGTCTATGCTAATGTAACTAACCCTGGAGCATCCTTAACAGCAGACACTGCTAATGTTGCTACAAATACTATTAACTATTGGTTAAGTGACTCAGACCACAGCACAGTAACAGCAAGAACATCTTTATGGGATACCTATATCGGGCAGATACAGAAAGTGTATGAGGTTGCAGATATTACCCCTGCAATGCATTCTGTATTTAGAGTCCTTGCAGTAGGTAACCTAGGAGTACAGGAAGCTAGGGGTGGTTCTTCCTATAGTGTGGGTACCAATGCTATCACACCTGCTGAGTACAAGACTTACTTACAAGCTTTTATAAATAGAGCTTTCAGTGTACTAAACTTAGATATGATTCTTTACCAACCTACTAGTGAGGACCTTAGTTATGTAAATGCAGGGGACACTGCTATCTTTGACTCTTTCAGGGCTATCGAAGAAGAGGTAGAGGCAGAGAATACTAAATTTATATTGGGTTGTCCTGGACATATTAAGCCTGGAGTCAATCCTCGTTTCACTACTGATGCTAATGGTGCCTGGGCTACTTCTGTACCTAGTGGTGGTACTCAGATTTATATCGGAACCCCTGGAATTGGTGACCAGCTACACTTTACGGCTTCGTACCATGTGGCTGAAGGTAGATTCAATGCTACTCTACTTTTGAATGAGTGGCACAGACAGCTTTATGGAGCCTAATAATGTCTAAACAACCAACAATTACTACTGTAGCTTCTGGTTACTACTCGACTGCTACACTAAACCTGAACTTTGATAACATTAAGAACCAGTTTGATAACTTCTTAAGTCTTGATGGTTCAACTCCTAATGCCATGCAGGCTGATATAGACATTAATGGTAATGATATCCTTAATGTTGGAACACTTGCAACAGATGAACTAACAGTAAGAGGGTCACCAGTTGTTGTAACTACTTTTGACTTAGGAGCTACAGATTCCGCTCTAGTGAGCTACTATGGTAATCCCTCAGGAACAGTAGAAAGAACTGTTCAAGATAGATTAAGAGAGTTATCCTCTGTAAAGGATTATGGTGCTGCTGGTGATGGCTCAACTGATGATACAGTAATTTTTCAACAAGCTATTGATAATGGTCAGACCCCTATTTCTATTCCTGAAGGAGATTATATTGTAACGACTAGTTCTCTTACAGGACAAGATAGAGCAAGCGGCTCTGCTTTCTTAGGTTATGGACCAACTATCAATGGTCAAGATCAGAAACATGGATTAAGAGGTTGGTTCTTTGGAAGAGATGGTATCTATAGTGAAGATTATGACTTATGGTTAAATGATGGTTTTAATATTGGTGTTAATGACAAGTTAACTAATAGTATGATCCTGGTTACTGCTGAAACAGAAAACTCTACACCCCTTGATGGTACAAAATCAAAGGTAGGTTACTCTTCTACAGTAAGAGCTTTAGGTGGTCAACATGCAGATGGTGCTCGTTTTAACCTATTAAACTCTTCTAGTGATGGGAACGGTAATACTGGTGTCTATTGTCAGGCTGTTGCTGGTCCTCTTGCTAATTGGTCTGCTGCTGTGCATGGTGAAACAAGACATGAAGGTGGAACATCAATAGGTATCAGTAGTGAAAATGCTAGTTATGCTAATACTGGTTCTTTTTTTGGCATGGTGCTAAATAACACCACTGCTGGTGCTCCTGATGGAACTCCCCATGCTATTACAGGAACTACTGCTACTGTGAAGCATGATACTGCTACTGCTTTGCTTATGGCTGGTACAGCCGGTAGTGGCAAAGGAGAGTGGAGGTATGGTATTAGGTTTAGGGATGGTTCTTTAAGGGCTGCTGATGGTGAAGGTATCAGATTTGAGGATGAAGCACTCTACCAAATTAGAGGATCAACTAATGCTGTCTCAAATGGAGCAGATATTATCTTTGAAGCAGATAGTCAAACGGGTATTATCCTCAATGGAGACTATACTAGTGGTAATGCTTTAAGAATAACAGGTGGTACTGCTGTAGCCTGGGAAGCGACAGGATCAGCTAAGACGTTTTATGAAACTGGAACTTCCAGGTTACACTTTGCTTTAGCTGGGACTCCTAGAGTCTCCTTAGAGCTTGACCCTACTCCTATTTTGTTAATGAATGGGACGGCTGTCTTAGGTACACAACAATCAGCTATTGCAAACCCTGCTTCTTCTACAGCAGGAAATAATGCAGCTATTATTTCTATACTGGGTGCTTTGAGAGCACATGGACTTATTGCAACTTAAGGAATTATAGAGTGAAATTAGAAATAGAAGACAAATTAGCACAAGCCATACTGGATTATCTTTCCAATAAACCCTATGTTGAGGTGTTCCAGTTAATACAAGGACTACAAAGAATGCCTGAGATTAAGGAAGACGATAATGGCCAAGAGAGCTAGCACTACCACTATTACAGGTAACTTACAGAACCAGACTAATGCAGTAAATGCTAACTTTGATGCTATTAATACTGCTTTGGATAACACCTTAAGTAGAGATGGTTCAACTCCTAGTATGACTCAGTGGGAGTATTTGTAAGGGCTTTAATAGGTAAACCTAGCAAGTTATGCCGACTCTACATTCATGCCCTTGTGTAGATATGCGCGTATAAAGAATGAGGGACTACAGCTAACACTAATGCAAACTGTAGTCCCTCTAGTTTAATCTTCTAGGGTCTCAATCATCTTATTAAGATAGGCCCTAGCTTTCTTTAAGTCCTCTAGTGGTTTCTCTTTGTATTTCCACCTATGCATGTACTTCTTAACAGTACCATCACAGTAAGCTACAAAAGCCTCATCTCCTAAGTTATCTTTAATGTAGTCCCATGCTTCAATAGACCCAGTATTGTAGTGACTAGGGCTATTAACTTGATCCTCACTAGGCTCAGGTGCATAGTTTATATAATTATGCCAATCAGGCATTAGCTACTCTTTGTTGGTGTAAACTTAAACTCAACACACTTAGAATCAAGGACAATAACCCCATTAGCTGTAGCTGCCTTATCTTGTTTAGTTATAAACTCTTCACACACAGCTTGGTTAGGGAAGAGCACTGGAACCATTGCAGGTGCTGGTCCTTTAGGTGTGCCAATTAGGGCCATTGCAATAAATACTATGACTTCCATGTCATGTGCTCCGATACATATTGGAGGATAGTCCAGGCTACTTCATCTGGGTTGTCAATCTCAAGATCAGTATCATTAGTCCATGTAATCTCTACATCTTTGTGTACAATTGAACTGATACCATCTAAGATATCTTGTGTCAAATCATCTTTAGTCATTTCTTTTCTTTCTTTAAATAATTCATTAATAGCTTTCTCCTTAAGCAAAGTACTTTTAGGAATAGAGAACATCAATGATTGGGGTGTATCCCCTGGATCACCAGCATCCACAAGTTCAATTAGTATTCTTCTTGAATCTTTAGGGTCTGGTCCTCTAAAATAGAAGTCAGCATTAATAGGCATTACTTTTCTTCCTTATAAATAAACTCAGCTATCATAGGAAATAGTGGAGCAATAGCTTCAGCACAAGCTACAGCTAACTCTCTATGTTCCTTCTGAGTTTCAGGTGAAGTCCTCAATTCTATGTAGTGAATCCAGGACCTTAGTGAACCATTAACAAATAGTCTTGAACTTGTAAGACCTTCTGGTAATAGTGCTCTTGCTTGTTCTTTAGCTACTCCTTTCTTTAAAGCTTGGTCATACAGTGTAAAGCTCTGATCTATTACAGCTTTCTGAGCCTCATTAAACCACATCTCAAGTTCAAGGTCATCGTTAGGTAAACTATTCTGTCTATTCTTCCAGTCCTGTAGCCTTGTTTCTCTTAGACGAGAGGTGGTTTCAGTAGCTGAGTACCTTTGACTAAACTCTTGGAAGCTAAAGCTCCTATGCCTCAGAAGTTGTCTAGCAATATCCCTAGATACTGTAACATCTAAGACAATGTTGACCATCTCAAAGGGTGACCAATGTTTGTGCTTCAGTAGGTACCGTATAAGGCCATCACTAGGTTTAACTTCTGAGCTAGGGTTAGATACTCTAGCAAATTCAGCCACATAATCTTGTAGAGTAGTACCAATAGGTAGACTAGTTGGGTAGCTAAGCTTTACTTTCACTCTTTAGCTACCTTTACAAACTCTGATCTTACTACAGTCCCTGGTTTAGATAGGGAACTCCAGCCCGGTCTCGATCTGCCTAAGATTTCCCCCTTAGGTAATCCACTTTCAGTAAAACTCTCCACACAAAGAATCTTTGCTTCAGGGTATCTTCCTCTAGTAACAAAGAAAACTTCATCTCCAATGTATACAGTGTTTCCTGCAAAGTCTTTGCTAGTCTCTGGTTTCATTCTTACTATCTTTCTCTACAGTTTGTGGGTCATACCACGGCCCTCTATAGGCCGGGCTGAAGTAGCTCTTAGGTTGACTACAATAGTTACACTTAAAGTAAACAATAGAGTCACACCTTACACAGTAGTGCATTAACATACCCTCCTTAAAAGAATCATTTCCCACACGTTGGGCAATCACCCCCTGTCTGTCGGCAGCCGGAAAAAACCCCCGGCTCTATCTCGATGCCAGGACAAGGCGGGCCACCATGGTCAGTGCAAGCGAGACCAGGTACATAACCATCGTACCGACCGTCCAGACGGAATGTCCGGCCAGTGTAGGCGTCCTTGATTCTGGTACCTTCTGGGCGTTCTCCAAAAGCGTCTTTGTCACAAAAGCATTCCCCGAAGGCATTATACATAGGGACGGAACACTTCCCTCTACCTTCGGATAGCTTGTGGTGGTGTTCACTTGTCCTCATTTAACTGCTCCATTAGTATGCCTTACCTCCTACCTTAGCTCTATTCTCTGGCTTATGATCTGCTCTCTTCTGGTTATACTCAAGCTTCTCAGCAAGAGCACCACCTAAGTCTAAGCCTAAAGCACCAGCAAGATCGAAGATACGAATGCAGGCATCTGCTAGCTCTACTTCAATACCAGACCTATGTGGTAGCTTAGAGTCAACTAACCCTTTACGATGTGCTTCCATAGCTTCACTGATTTCACTATGAATTAGACAGAGCTTAGTAGGTACAATTAGTGGGCTATCTTTTGGATCAACAGTCCACCATCCTGCTTCCATAGAGGCATCATAACAAACCTCTACAAGAAGATTAGTGCAATCAAAAATAGATTGGTTCACAAAGTTAGTCACTATAGACACCTTTCTTAAAGTCAATCACTAGAGTCCATGGACCTACATGGAACATAATAAGAAGAGCATCTTCATTAGAGTAGCTTACTCCAAAGATATAAACTGAATTATCAATCTCAGTGCTTACGGCTGGTAACATTTCTAATAGTCCTTTCACAGATAGTGGTAGTAAATTCATAGTAGTTCCTTAGTTATTGTTTAGGTAACTACTCTCTTCTGATTGTTGTAGCTAGATATCGACAATCTCACAAACATCACCAGTGCAGGCAAATGTTTGACTAGACTTAGTGTTATCTCCATGCTCATACTCCTTCAATTCCATCCAATCAATACTAGTAGGCATACTCTTGACTGCCTCTAAGTACTCTTCTTCTGTAATCTCCTGGTATGGAGCCTGTTGGTAGGTGTGATCTGAGTGTGGTAGGAAGGATACACCTGACATTTTATCAAAGTTCTTGTATACGAATGCACCTACTTCAACCCACTCATCCTCCTTGACAGTTACTGTAATACTAGGCTTGTGCTCACACCAATCATCAGCAAAGGTTAACCACAATTCAAGATGCTCAATAGCAGTCATCTCGTTCCTAGTAAAGGAGCCAATAGGAGACTTAGTTGGGAAGTTAAATACTGTTGTAGTACCTGGATTGTGAACACAAGGTTCATTAGGGACACCTTTAGCTTTCATAAAGGCTGTCATAGGATCATGATTATCACCCCGAACAGTCCTAATATAGTACTCACTATGCCTAGGGTGGATACCACTTGCACTATCTGTAAGTTGTGAGACTGTGCCAGAAGGTTTAACACAAGTGATAGCAGCACTACGAGGAATGTTAAGCATATCAGCCCACTGAGCATTGGTCTCTATTGCAACCTCTCTATATCTATTCAGATCATCAGCACTAGTCCACTCTCTATCGAGGATACCTGTTAAGCTTACACCAAGCAATCTCTCCTCCTCAGTATTTCTCTTAATGAAATCTCTAAGGAAAGGAAAGTGTGTGTAACAACTTTGGATAGTTCCCAAGATAGTAGCAGCCCTAATCTTTTCCTCCAACTCACTGGGAGTATCATCTTCTCTAACAATAACTTCTGTTAGGTTACAGAATTGCCCAGGTCTAAGGATAATCTCAGAGCAAGGATTAGTACCCCACTCATAGGCAGAGAGTCTTCTACCAATAGACCTAACCTTCTTAGTTGCTGCTTCCCTATTAAAGATACCCCTCTCACCAGACCTAGACTCAATGAGGCTTAGCCATTCTCTCATAAAGGTTTCAGCATCAGGCTTCTCTGTGTATACAGCAGAGTTATTAGCCAGTGCTCTGTAGGGGGTAGAGTCCCACCATGCACCATCTTTAGCATGTCTCATACGATCATCAGATAGGTTACTCAAACTTATTAGGGCTGACCTACGGACACCACCAACAACCACAATGTCACCAATCTTACACATGATATCATGGCACTCTACACTTGTTAACTTCCTACCTTTAGCTTTCTTAATAACCTCAGTAGTAAAGTTAAAGAGTTCTCTCAGTGGCTCAGGACCAGATGATCTACCTCCAAAGGTTTTGAGTGGAGCACCGGCAGGTCTCAGTCCTGAGTAGTCAAAGGTTATCTCTTTACCCTCATAGAAGAGGGACTCTAGTAGGTACTGATAGGCTTTAGCCCAACCTTCTTTAGAATCATCAATGTGATAAATACTACTTTTCTTGTAGAACTCAAAGGGTACAACAGGTAGCTTACTAATATACTGCCTCTCTACAGAGAAGCCAACACCAGTACCACACATAAGGATAAACATAGCTTCAGAGAAGCTCTCAAGACTATCTACTGCATTGTAATAGCAGTTATACATACATGTGTTGTCTCTACGAGCAGCCTCACCAGCAGTCATCATAGCTCTCATAGAGGGCATAATCTTCATATCATGGATCATATTATAGAGGTAGTGAGCAGTATCCTCATCTACATAGGGTCTCACAATATGTGTAATGTATCTCCACACTGTCTCACTCCATGTCTCTCTTCTATCTTGTGTAGGTAGGTACCTAGCATAGCGGGAGGCATGGATAAACTTTTGGTAATCATTCAATTATTTAATACTCTTTCTTTATTTTAAAAGATAGTTGGCGCAGAGAGTAGGGGCTTGAACCCTAACCAATGGTTTTGGAGACCATCATGCTACCACTCTCGCTTAACTAACTATTGGTGTCCCTGACAGGAATCGAACCTGCAAGCCGAAGCGTTAGATTTTAAGTCTAATGTGTTTACCTATTTCACCACAGGGACAATAACAATAGACTGTGACAGAATGTCTAATTGAAATACACGAGGGTAATCTTATATTAAACTTCTGTCCAGCCGGGTGGTATATATCTATAGCCTATATAGTAGACTTATAGAGTACACACTTAGAGTAAACCTATATAGTAACATTATAGTGAACCTATAGGTTAACAACTAGTAGCTCTTACCTGTACTCTCCACTGATTGTACTCAGCAGTATTGCTTAGGAAGTGTGCTACAACCATACCATATAGCTCTGCCTTAGATACACTTAGGTCAGAACCATACAGAACATAACCATAGTCTACAATACGAGAGAACACTAGTGCATTAAGCCTAGCCTCCTCAACATCAAGGACAGTCTGATCCTCTAGATCATCTGGTTTAATATCCTCTGCTTTAATGATAGCATAACTATTGGTTGCTTCTACTGTGCTATCTTTATTGTCACCAATATTATTATCGAGATAGCTCAGTAGTAAGTTAACAGCTACCTCTCTTTGAGCTAGGCAACTAGAGCCTGATGTATAGTCAAGTGCTCTCTTAGTATTAGTGCAAGCTGCAAGTAAAACAGCTACTGCAAGTACTACAACAGATGCAAGCATCCATGGGTCGGGTAATCTTATTCTCATTCTTTAGTAACTTTCCTATATAAAACTGTAATATCAGAGCCATAAGCAGGACATACATGGACATACTCTGGCAATCCTGTATATTTATCTGATTCTCCTCCCATACCACACAGAAAAGGTATGTCAGGTACCTTATCAAAAGTTAGGGATTTTACAAGGTTCTCTAACTTACTAAGTTTATCTTCTAATTCCTCTATACTCACTCTACTCTCCCTTTATAAGTCTAATAAAATCTTCAAAGGAAAGAACCACAAGAGGTTTAGCTCTATCTGCTTCTATTACAAGGACTGGTGTGTGTCTTCCACAATTAGCCTTGGCTTGATTGTAAGCATTATAGATACTAAACTTCCTGTGTTTCTTACACTCAAAAGAGAAAGGTATCTTCCTTCTAGCAGCAGGAGATAGCATCAAGTCTTCACCACCTGCACCCATACTTCGACTCTGAATATCATCAGGTTCTAGGTCAAATGCTTTGTGTAAAGCTTTAGCTATCTTCTGCTGGAAGCGTCTACCTTTAGCTTTAGCTGAGGCTGGTGTCAACCAAAGTACTCTTCACCAGCAGCTTCAAGGAACTTCTTACGATTAAACCTCTCATTCTGCTGTTCAAAGGTATCAGCTAAAGCAAAGATAGCAGCAGATATACCAAATCTTTCCTCAATGTGTCTAGTCTGAGTCTTCTCTATCCTAAGGGTGTCAGCAATAAGCTGGTAATCCTTCTTAGTCACTCTTTAGTTTCCTTCATGCTATCTTGAATTATAACTAACTCTTTAGGTGACCTAAGTAATCGGATACAAGTGTAGGCTTTACTGAAGTCCTCTTCACCAGTCTCAGGACTAATGTCTAGGAATACTTGCCTAACCTTTTGCTCATAGTCAGCAGGTTTGTGACAACCTTTAAGGATAGCATAGGCTTTCTTAGGGCCTACACCCTTAGCACCCTTAATGTTATCTACTGAATCACCTGTTAGTACCTGAGTCCATAGATTCCTTAAAGCTTCAGCCTTAGTGATAGTCTCTCTCTTCCAGTGATAGGTAGAGTAGATTTCACAGGGCAATTGCTTGAAGTCTTTATCTGAACTAGCAATGATAACATTCTTGAAACCTCTCTGTGTAGCAGCAATAGCAATGCCATCATCTGCCTCCATACCATGGCACACAATAGGGTCCCAAGTATCCTTCACATGTTGCTGTAACTCAGGTAATAGTTTAGGCTTCTCTCCCTTTCTGTTAGCTTTATAGTCCTCATACAAGTCTTTTCTAAAGTTAGTGCCACCAGAGAGGAACACACTATAGTCACTCTTCTCAGCAAATGGGTGTAGTTCAAAGATGATCCACTCCATAATGTAATCAAAGTAATTAGTGTGATCCTCTAGTGTAGTAGTATCTTTAGTTGTAAGACTTCTATAGACGAGAGGGTCTGCATCTATTAGAAGATGTTTCATTTAGTTACTCTCTTGTTTGATTACCCACTTACTTTCAGTGACTTCTTTTTGGTCTGCCTCATAAAAGTCACAAGGAAGATCATCAAGATAGTCTACAATAATTAAGTAGTGCTTACCTGTAGCAAGCTGCTTAAAGACATAGGCATGATAGGGGTCCTGCCATTGACTAATGTAGTCAACAAAGGTATAACCTAGTCTAGTACAATCCATAGGATCATTGATGATCTCTGTTGCTAGTTCCATATCCATACTAAAGGACCCACTGCAAGTCTTCGGGAACAGTCTCTTCCTCATAAGGAACATGGTCTATAACTCTTACACCTTTAAGCTTGAGGTTGCCCTCGCCCCACACTTCAGCTACAATGTCACAGACACTATAGTTACCGATGTTAACCTCAGGGTCCCAGGTGTTTCCATCCTCATCCTTAACTACAGGAGGACCACCAAACTCAGTAAGCTCTTCACCCTTATTCCCAATAGGAGCATTGTGCTTACGACGAATACGAAGGAACTTACCCTCTTCATCCTCCTTAATTAGGGGATAATTCATAGGATTCATATTGACACCCTTGCTCTCCAACTCTTTAACAGTTGCATCTGGATCAGATGGATAGGCTACAATAGTGTAGTATCCACCAGCCTTAGCAATCTGCTTACCAATCTTGGAGGTGTCATCACCCATGTCCCTGTTGTGAGGGAACACTTTAACATACTTTACTTTAGCTTCAAAGCTAACAAGTTTCTTCATTTATTGTTTTCTTTCTAGTGTGTTTCTGCCCAATTAGTTCCAACTTTATACTCACCTCCCATTGGACAAAAGAGGTTAAAGTATTCTCCAGCCTCTACAATTGAGGAAGCTTGTATCTTCCCTAATGTATGAGCATCTTCTAGTGTATTAAGTTCTGTCTGCCACTCATCATGTGGCCATGCTAGCAACTTGTGAGGTATAGATATAGCCTTCCTTCTCCAGATTGTCAAGGCTTTTTTCATAAGTACAACCTCACCATTCTGTAACATACCAGCTAACATGTGGTACTCTGAGGGTGGTTTAACTATTCTGCCATCAATACCTACGAAACCACCCTGCTGGTAAAGCTTTGGAATAGTTACATTCTTTAGCTCATGTAGGCCATCAATAGACTCATAGAAACTATCAATAGCCTGCTTAGCCTCACCATAGGTACACTCTAGTGTTCTTTGTGTGCGTCCAATACCCGCACCTAATAGAAAAGCATAGATGAAAGTCTTAGCCATATCCCTAGTTACCCAAGGTAAACCTAATGCTCTTCTATTAAGGTTGTGGATATCAGTTCCATCTTCCTTGTTACCAGAGAGGATAGCATCTCTATACATTTCTGATTGCATAAAGTGAGCAAGTAACCTGAGTTGGATACCTTCAGCATCACAACCTAACTGATACTTACCCTTTGGTACACC